ATCTTAATAATATTGGTATCTTTATTGTAAATCATATCTAAGTCTTTTTCTAGTCCCTTAACCTTTTGTTCAAGGTTTGCTACTTTTCCTTCTAATTGTTTTATTTCTTTGCTCATAATATCACCGTTATAATTGTTATGATGGTTGCTATGTTCACGATATTTACCATCATTAATATCTTATTTGATTTTGCTATCATAGCCAGCAATTCTTCTAATAACTCATTCGTCTTGTCCATCATCATTATTAACACCTTGTTCAATATCTACGATGATAGCATTACGCTTTAAGTTATTCATCATTTGAAATATTTCTTTTACTTCTTGCATAGTAATATCCCATGTTTCTTCTGTGTCATAAGATACTTTTACTGTAATGTATTTTGTTTTCATATTTCCATCTCCTTTGCGGCAAAAGCCGCTAATCTAATTGCTTCTCTTGCACTTGCTGTAATTGATGCCGCTAAATCTACATCAGCCCAACCAAATCCTTGAAAAGCAACAATGCCGTAAAAAGAGGCCATTAATCGCTTTACCGCCATTTGATTATTATACCATTTAGCATACTCGCCATTGTCCGTTTCTCTTGCCTCTCGCATCAGTCGTTTATATTCATTTCGCAACTCCTTCAATTCAAGGACGGCTCTCGGTAAAAGACCGAGTTTATCTGTTTTATAGTAGAGCATCTGCTCATGTTTTGTTTCGCTGAAATCTCTAGGAGTTAGAATATTTACTGCAAATTCAGTTGGTTCTTGAGATTTGGTTTCCCAACTGATATTGCGAGCAATCATCATACTAGGATATAGACCTGCAAAATCAAAAGCGGCAACATTAAGATGTAGTCCGTTTGTTCCTTCACTTAATGGGTCATAAATCATAGCCCCTTCATATTCCTGTCTTTTATCCACTTTACTACCAGTTGGTGCTTTCCACCAAGCATTTCGCATAAAGTAAATAGAACCCATATGACTCGCATAAAAACAAGCATCAAATGGTGCTTTTAGTAATCGTTGAAGAGAAAGGATTGCTTCACTACAAAAGTTAATTTCATCAATTTCAACCATTAATTCTACATCAACTAAAGCATACTTTAGATAGGTTTTTGTATCTTCAAGCCATGCCCTACGATAAAATTCGTTTGGGTCAGGAAACTTTTCCGATACTAATTTCTTCTTACCCAATACTTCTTGTGAAATATAATCTAAAGACATTGAAGGTAATGTTCCCCTTTGAGAATCATTCCATTGTCTTTCAAATGCTAAGTCTAATGATAGAGTAATTCTACCATTGATAGGTTGTTCAATAGGACTAAAGCCTTTTTCAGCATACTTAAATTCATACCCATCCTTTATCTTTTTGATTCCTTTAACAAAGCCAGTAGGAGAAATAATGCAGGGATTAAGACCAACAGCACACGCTCTTTCTAATAACTTAGGAATATCTGCAAAATGACCAAACCAAGCAATTAGCATATCGGGGTCTTTTACAATCATTGTTCGCATAAAGGATTCAAGCATTTCTTTTTCATTATCAAAATGCAAATACTCATTTCCTTCATAATTAGGAAACCATGCCCATTGAATATATTCTTCATCGTAGTTATCATAAACAACAATTGTAGTAATACAATCGTGATATTCTCCACCTTGCGCCCATTCCATATCCCAATACCACTTACGCAGTTTATATTCAGGCATTTCATCTAATTCATCTACACAATATCTAAAGTGAAAAGGAACATCGGCTTCATAAGTTTCACCGAACATATCCTTTGCCTTTCTAATATCATGCGAAGATTCAACACTAACCCTTTTTAATGGCTCATTGTTAAGATTAACCCAATCGCCACGAATATACTCAAACTCCCTAGAAACATATTTAGAAGGTCTATACTCATGGGGTTCTGCACTATCTTCCTTAACATAGAAGTAAGGCCGAAAGGGAACAATTTCATGTTTCTTCTCTCCGTTTTCTCTCCAAGATTTGTATATTCTATTTCCATCATTCATTTTACTAATTATCATTATTATTCACCCTGAAATGTGAGGTGCTTTCAATAGCATTCTATCATTTGCTACAACTAACAAAGGAAAATTATCCTTCATGTAGATATTAAGCATCTGGTCTTTTTCAAAGAAAGCATAGATTGGTGAACTAAACTCCACCGTAGCAGGTTCTCCCGTAGGAAAAGCAGGAGTTATCGTTTCTTCGTATTTGTTCGTAACATTTTGGCGTGTTGAAACATTCAATACTCCATTATTGAAATCAAACTTATACACTCCACTTTTGACTAATTCACAGGCTTTAATTGCATCCTGCAATTGCCGTTGCGTAAGAGTAAATGCTCCTTCAAATTTTGATTTTCCGAAGTTAAATAGAATTTGTGGTTGAATTGTATAATACACAGGATTCAACATATTTTTAAGTCTTGAAATAGCATCTGCGTTTGGGTGATTTACAACTAAAGGTATTGATGCCTTCTTTGTTCCGCAATTGATGAGAACAAAATCATTAACTGAAAAATTAATATCTTCACCACTAAAGTTCTTTAGATAAGGAATAACGGTTGCACTATCAATACAAACCCTGCCTTGTTCTTCAACTTCTGCATCAATAACAATTTTTACACAAAAGGTAGGATTACCGTTCCATACTTCAATAGAAGTATCGTCGGCAACAATATACGCATAAGTTCCAAAATTACTTGAACCAAATCCATTACTTGTTGTTCCTTTTCCTTTTACTTGAACACTTTCTAATGCTTTCTTTAGAGTATCACTATCAATTGTAAATTTCATAATTCCTCACCTTTTAATAGCCAAGCACTAACTCCGAATATAGGACTAGCACCTCTAACAACCCAACCAAACCAACATTTTTCATCTTTATCCGACAAATATAATTTCATTTCATTGTCAGACCAGCGAGTTAAACATTCTCTATAATAGAGTTTATCTCCCTCGTCATCTTCTTCCAAGAAGGTGATTTCACCTAAATTATTATGTGGAGGTATTTTTTCACTTAACTTCAAATCAATCCCTCACGCAATTCATTAATTCCTTCCCAAGAAACTTTTCCGCCACCGACAGTTAATGTTTCCCAAGATTTACCAACTAATTCTGTGTTAGTCTTACTGCTGAGTAATTCAGCCTTATAGACAACATCATTCTTTTTGCGTGTTCTTCTTGTTGTAATAATTTGATACAAGTAATCTCCCCAATTATGCCAGTTTGGTTTAGAACCAATTACTTCACCAGTTGCGCCATAATCAGCCTTTGAATGTGTAATGTAGATTTGGTCGCAATCAAGATTCTTACACATCATTAAAAGAGAATAAAATGGAGCGTTTCGCTTTCCCCATTCAAACTTCATCTTTTGAGGCTTTCCAATCTTTGAAGAGCCAGTTACATTTAATGTGCAACAATCAAGCCATTTATCTACTCCGTCAAAAACAAAAAGACAATCTTCGCCTTCTTCAATCTTTGATTTAACAAATAAAACAAAATCTTCCGAATTTGCTTCAGACTTTTGAATATCCAATTCACCATTTTTGTTTCGCACTTCAGGATTCCAAAGTGTAATCCTATCAGTCATTTCATGGTTTTGTCTCCAAGTTGGTTCGCAACCATCATCCCAATCTAAAACATAAATTTGTTTATTTGGGAAGTCAAGAGCCAAACCACTTTTAACTGTCTTTGGTTCTCCCCAAACACCACAAATAAGACGGTTGCTACGAGCAAGTCGTCCTTTTGTTTGTTTTGCTAGTTTATCCTTGAATGCAAGAACCCTTGCATTTTGCGCCATTCCTTCATCTATTTGTATTGTTTTATTACTGGTTAATCCCATGTTCTCACTTCTCCTTTTAAATCTTTTTCTTCTAGTATTAGTTCTGTTCCTTTAGACTTAGCCCAAGTAGAAAGTATTTCTTTCAAAGCACTTAAGTTATCAACCATAATCTTTGCTTCTTTATCTTTCATGTGAAGCATCACTAAATACTGATTTTCGTTCTTTTCATTTATCCTGTAAGTAATAAACTCAACTTCTCCTAAATGGACAACCCAAGCCCCTTGCTTAACAGCAAAATCCCCTGCAATATAAGCAGGGAAATAATCGTTTATTTTAATCTTTTCCATATTTTTCACCTTTTTTAAAGTATAGGCTTCGCACCTATTTGACCGTCATTAACGCCAACGGCTACACAAAGAAAGGTTTTTATTCAAAACCAGTCAAAATCCTCTTCAACTGGAACTGAAACCTCAACCGCAGAACCATGACGAATTGTGCAGTAAATACCAGCAACATTGATTGTTGTTGGTTCAACTCCTTCATCAGTCGTTCTTTGGCTTGTTCGGCCAATAACAATAACAGAAGAACCAATACCGAAATCAAGAGACAAATGCTCAGGAATCCAGCAGGTAGTAATACCTGATTCATTAGAATCATAGTCCATTTCTGCATTTAAGTCAGTTAGGTTAATGATTCTATTTCCGTTCTTTGTTGGAGTCATGTTCATATTGCACACCGTTCCATCAGTAATAATGAAACGCTCCTTTGAAGGAAGTGCTTGACGACTAATATGCGCCTTATCCATATCAACTAAAGGAACAAGATGCGATTCAAAGTTTTCACGCAAACAATCTTCAAAGTCAAAAGATGACATATCACGATAAAGTTCATTATCGGGGTTCATGTCAGAATTAAGTGAAAGACTGTCTAAAGTCAATTGCTTTGCACCATAAATGTCTGTTCCATTATCATTAGCAACACAAAGGAAATGCACCCATTCAAAAGTATTTGGTGCAAAATCAACTCCGCCTTGATTCTTGTAAGAGAAGTAATACGGCTTCATTTCTCCTGTTCCGAGTGAACCAAAGAAAATACCGCTTCGTCGCATTTGTTCTGCTGGAAGAGGCTTACCGTAATTGTTGTTTTTACCACCATTCATGTAAGTTGCGGTGCTATCCAAAGGAATATAAAAACGACCATCTTCTGTTTCTTCTGCACCTGAAGGGAGAGTAGAAACAGTTTTCTCTTCGTATTCATTATTGTGATAGCGGGAAACAACCCACTTACCAAGAGCATTTTGATTTGCTACTGCAACAATTCCCTGTTCAAGAGCATTGTCAGCATCACGCATAAACTCTTCTTTTGCTTTCATTCTGTTCCAAGCCATCATATCTCTTGGAGCATCTAAAGAAACAAAGAAACCGAATGCCGCTTTGTAAAAAGAATCGTTGCTACTTTCAGGCTTATCACCGCTTTCTTGGGTTCTTCGCACATTAGCAACAAAGTTTCTCCAAAGGCCACGACCAATCGGGTTTGTTGTTTCAATGTTATTTTCAGAACAAATCTCTTCAAATTTGTTCATCGCTTCTTCGGCACTCATACCAATGTATTGTGCGCTCTTTGCTATTTCTGTTTTCATGTTTTCATCCATATTTTCACTTCCATTTTTTTGTTTTTTTGTTTTGTTTTTTGTTCAATTCTATGATAATTGACTTATCAGCCAAGAGGCTAATACTTTAGGAGTCATAGTGGTTGAACGCCATTCGCTTTCTCCTATTGTTCTAAGAACCTTGAATTTTAAATTGCTTTCTAAATCAGACTCAATAACTGCATCATGTAGACCAATACAGATTTCACGGATAGTAAATCCGTTGTGTAGGAAATCGTGTATATTGCTTAGTGCGAAGTTATCTTTATTCATTATTTTCATTAGTAATTTTTTATATTCATTTAAACCTGCATCAATTTGTTTCTTGAGGGTGGAATTGGAGGCTTTTGCCGCTTGTAGTTCCGTAATCGCCCTCCGCATATCACCATTCATAGCGTATATAAAGGAGTGCAATTCATCTTGAGAAAATCTCGTTATTTCTTCAGCCTTGAGAATTGAAGTTAATACCTCCAATACTGCCTCATTAGAGAGTGGCTTAAAATGATAATTTGCACACCGACTTTGTAATGCAAAGATAATTTTGTTTCTATCGTTGCAAGTAATTATAAAACGAACATTACTAGCATATCGCTCCATGATTCGTTTTAGTGCATTTTGAGCATCAGTAGTCATACCATCCATTTCATCAAGTAATACTATTCTAAATGGTGCATCACCGATTGTTCCACTTTGGGCGATATTCTTAATCGTTGTTCGGACATTTTCTAATCTCCTATCATCTGATGCATTTACTTCAACATAGTTATCTTTGAAGGTTTCACCTAAAATTTCTCTTCCTATAACTAATCCTGCTCCTGTTTTACCATTTCCAGGATTTCCGTATAATAAGATATTAGGCATATTATTTTCTTCAATCCAACCTCTTGCATCAGAGGTAAAGTGTTCTTGTCCTATTATTTCATTTAGTTTCTTCGGTCTGTATTTTTCTGTCCATAACATATTTATTCCTCCATAAGTTTACTCCCCTTATATTACACCAACCTGCCTTTTCAAACATTTTTCTTCTCATAATTTGACTTACCTGTTGTGTAGTAAAGGAGGGGGTTCGTTTAGATGATTCTTTTTGTGAATCATTTTCTTTTTTAAGTCTAGTCATAATTTGATTAACTGATAATTCTTCATCACCTAATGCTTTTTGTATTCTAGGTATTAATTTTTTACTAGCCATAGTAAT